GCGCATGAGACGTACGAGAGTTCGACGGTGGCTAACATTATTAGCTCGACTCGACCCAAGGGTGGTGGCGGTACATCGCCATCGTGTATCACTGCGCACCTCAAGGCCAAAGGCATCAAGCCTGACTGTGCTGTTGTGCTGACTGACGGATACGTTGGTAACGATTGGGGTGGGGAGTGGCCCTGCCCTGTGCTGTGGTGCATCGTCGGTGGCAACCAAGTCGTTGCTCCGATTGGCAAGACTATTCACATCGACTGAGGGGAACCATCATGGGTAAAGCTATCGTTCGTGTCGGCTACACCGACTACGTAATGGATATCAAAGATGCCGTGGCTGTAGGTGAGATGTTTGCTAAAGCTGAGAGGTACGAGCACAAGTACCACACAGGCAATCAGACAACCAGCCACCATGTCTTTGACAACACTGATCAAGAGCTGATGACCGTGCGTCTGATCTCTGATGATTTCTATCGGATGGCTAAGCTGGCCGGTAGACCCACAGCGCCCTAATATTGTTAGGCGCATTAACTTAACCACAACTCAACTGTAAGGAGCTAATCATGTCCATTTCCTCATCTGCTGTGCTTGCATCGCTGAACATCAGCGTCTGGCCTGCGAGTAAGTTAGACCGTGATGTGACCGACCAAGTCACAGCCAACGCCAATGCCAACGCCAACGCTGGCAAGTTCATGAAAGATTTGTTTGCTGGTACTTCACTACGCAAAGACATAGAGAAGTACGCGGCACATTGCCGAGTCCGTCACCTCAAGTTCACCCTGCCGTGGGCTGACAAGGGTGACAGGCTGCTGCCCACCTCGATGTTTATGGACTACAAGAAGTTCATCAACGAGGCCGAGTTCAAGTTCGACCAACTGTGCAACAACTTTTTCACGGCGTACCCGACGCTGCTTGCCGATGCTCCAGTAAATCTAGGCAAGATGTACAAGGCGGAAGAGTACCCCGATATTGATGAGGTCAAGCGTAGGTTCGGATTCCGCTACGTGTTCACCCCACTGCCCGAGGCTGGTGATTTCAGATTGGATGTGAGCAACGCAGAGATGGAGGAACTCAAGCAGAAGTATGCGAGCGACTACGACCTGCGCTTGGCCGACGCTATGCGCGAGCCGTGGAACCGACTGCACAAGCTGCTCGCTGACATGAGTGCCAAGCTAGCCGACGATGACAACGACAAGGATGGCAAGAGCAACAAGCGTTATCACGAGACACTTGTGACCAACGCTACCGACCTGTGCTCACTGCTGACCAAGCTCAACGTCACCAACGACCCGAAGCTGGAGGAGGCACGTAGGCAGCTTGAGGTAACTATGTTAGGCGCAGATATAGAGGCCATCAAAGAGTCTCCTGCTATTCGTGAAAGCATGAAGTCCAAGGTCGATTCCATCTTGGACAAGTTCAACTGGTAAACACAAGGAGCTAACAACATGGCAACCGTAGTGACTTACGATCCAAACATGAACCTAATTGGTAGGGTCAACGTGGTGTACAGACCCGGCTCGACCTACCCTACCCCAACGCAGACAAACAAGTTGCTGTTCCTTACACTGCGCAACCTAGTGGCAACTAGACCACAGTGGAAGTTCAACATCGTCGATGTATCGACCTACAACGGCGAGAGGGTAGCGCGAGAGGTGGATATCTACCACAGCGATGGTGAGTCACCAGACGAGCTGATGGGTAACGTGAGTGTCATGTGGCACTGCAAAGAAGCGAAGCTGTTTATCACCAACGAGCGCATAGCCAAGGGGCGTTCGCGTGGTAGACACTACAGAACAACGAACCCCGAGAAAGCGGAGCTTGTGATACGCAAGTACTTCTACCCTAGTAGCAAGGACGAGTTGCTTGGTAAAGCTGTGGATGAAGCAGTCACTTTTGTGTCTGGCGAGGAAGGCATCAAGGCTAGCTACATGCACAGCGCGAGGAGAAGCGTGTTTGACAGTGGCAGCGGTGTTGAGTTCGTGTTCAAGCACATCGACATGTACCTACAAGAGTACTCGCACAAGCGGCCAGAGTACGAGAAGTTCTTGGAGAAAGATGCCGTGCATAAGGTAGTCGCATCCATAGACACTGCGGTCAAGCTCAAGCGTGCGTTCGTAGTCATGCTACGTGGTCGCAACTACGTGGTCAAAGACTTGGCGCTTGGGCATGGCGATGTGCAGATGCACACAGATGAGACACTGCCCTATCACCTACGCAAATGTATAGGCATGCTAAAGCTAGTGGAGAAAGGACAGATGGTCAGCGACATAGGTTGCAGAGTCGATGAGGTGGTCATGGTTGTAATGAAGGATCAAGGAGAGCAAGAATGAAAGTCAACATGCTCAAACATGTTCGTGAGTTGTTCGCTGTAGACTATGCACCAAAGCATACGCAGCGGCACAACCAACGGCAGTGGGTTAAAAACGTACGCAGGCTTGGTGACAAATGGCTACTAGCAAAACCCGTCCAAAGAAAAGACAGGAACCACTAGACGAGCCGCCGAAGGTCTGGCCTTTCCCAACGTGGAAGGGTCAGCCTTACAAGCCGCCACGGGTGCGCAAGCCGCGCCCTGAACCAAAGTCATATGACTTTGATGCACCATTCTGAATTGACTAATATTGTTAGGGTACTTAAAATGCACGACGAAAATCTTTTTGACTTGTACGCTGGCTTGGCTATGATGGGTTTAATCCATCATTTTGATTTCGGCACATTTCGAAACGACCCGCAGCGATTGGCGGGGTGGGCATTTGATGCAGCTGAGAAGATGATGGATGAACGTAAACGAAGAAAGGAGCAACCTGTGAATGGAAACACCTAAGAAGAAGGGGCGTGGCCCCGGTAAAAGACCAAGGCTTACATGCACCAGCATTAGGCTATCGGTGGAAGTTATGGAGTACTTTGATAAGCACTACCAAAACAAGAAGCAGGCGAAGATGAGAGAAGTCCTAGCCAAGTACGTGTCCGAGCAACTAAAGGAGAAGCAAGATGGGACGCACCCAAATGTCCAAGAGTGAGAAGATTCGCGCCTACCAGAAGGCCAACCCCAAAGCCAAGCCAGTCGAGATTGCTAAGGCACTAGGTGTGAACCTAGCGCTTGTGTATGTGGTACGCAAGAACGACAAGAAGAAGGCCAACGCTGCGCCCAAGGCTAATATTGTTAGGGCAGTCAAAGCCCCGGCAACGCCTAAGCTCGACTTGGTCAACCACCCGCCGCACTACACGATGGGCGGCATTGAGACGATTGACTTCATCGCAGCCAAGCTGACCAAGGATGAGTTCGTCGGATACCTCAAGGGCAACGTGCTCAAGTACGGCTCGCGCATTGGCAAGAAGGATGCACCCAACGTGGACGCTGGCAAGCTGGCATGGTACGCAGCAAGGCTGCGCGACACCGTAGCTGCATAAGACAACCCCTCCCCCTGTTACCCCGCATGCTTCGCGCTGCGGGGATTTTTTTCGCCCTAACAATGTTAGGGTTTGTACCCGCATGCACCAGTTCCCAAGAGGGGTTTAGGGGCTTGACATTGTCAAGAAGAGGCGCTATATTGTTGGTTCATCGAAAGGAACCCAAGTGGCAGCAACCCCCGAAGCGAAGGTGAAAGCGAAGATCAAAGCGATCCTTGCCAAGCACAACGCTTACTACACCATGCCCATTGGCGGCATGTACGGCAACAGCGGAACCCCTGACTTCCTGTGCTGTGTGCGCGGTAGGTTCGTGGCGGTAGAGGCAAAGGCTAAGAGAGGGCGGGCGACAGCCCTCCAAGAGAAACACTTGAGGGACATACGAGAGCGAGGCGGCATTGCCTTAATCGTCAACGAAGAAAACTTGAACGAGCTTGACACAACACTGGAGCAACTACCATGAGAGAAGCAGTAAAAATTGTCATCGACCGCATGCAGTCACACCCCGAAGATTTTGATCTCTACGGTAAATTCCGTTGGGTTGTTGAGGAATCGTATGGGATTCATGGTGACAGCGTGCTGACAGACACAGAGGTGGAAACGTTTAAGCAAGCACATAAAGAGCTTATGTATCGCAGGTTCCACGCCCGGGTGATGAAGTCACTGTTGGACGATGGGCCACAGGAGGAAGAGAGGCGGGCAAAGGGGTACCAGCTGGGGCTTGGCAGAGTAGTAGCGAGTCAGGACTTCACCGGCACGTTGGCGGGTGCATCTAGCCCATACCCGATCCCCAAACGAGTTATATGAACACAAGGAGAGCAAGATGAACATCGAGATAGGCGCAGGTATTCAAGCATTGGTTAGCCGCATGGCAACCAACCCGGAAGAGTTCTTTGATGAGGCTCCGAAGTGGCGCTTCATGTTTGCCGACCGCTTCCGTGACACCATGACCGAGTCGGAGAAGGGAGCTATCCACGCAGCCCTCAAGGAAGTTCGGCGCAAAGAGTTTGAGCACAAGGTGATGCGTACGCTGCTGGAAGGAGATTTGAAAGAGCAAGCCATGTCTGCTCTTACTGCGACGAGCCGAGGCCAGATAACCCACTCAAACATTGCCGCAAGCGGTACATTCACTAGTGGCTTCAATGTTATTGAACCCCGCAGCGTATTTTAAAAATGAAAATCCTCACCGTTGACTTTGAGACGTTCTACGATCAGGACTTCAGCCTGACGAAGATCACGACAGAAGAGTACGTGCGCAGTGATGAGTTTGAGGTCATAGGCGTATCAGTGCAGGTGGATGACGGGGAGCCTCAGTGGTTCTCCGGTACGTTTGAGCAGACCAAGGCGTTCCTCAATTCGTTTGACTTCCCCAGCAATCTTGCGCTGGCGCACAACGCTATGTTCGATGCAGCGATCCTGCATTGGCACTATGGCATCAGCCCTCGGGGCTGGCTGGACACGCTGAGCATGGGCCGTGCGCTGCACGGTACGGAGGTGGGCGGCAGCTTAGGCGTACTAGCCAAGCACTACAACTTGGGAGTCAAGGGTGACGAGGTGGTCAACGCCAAGGGCAAACGTAGGTTGGACTTCTCACCAGATGCGCTAGCCCGTTACGGTGAGTACTGCTGCAACGATGTGGCTTTGACGTTCGCGCTGTTCAGAGAGATGGCTGCTAGCTTCCCACAGTCCGAGCTTCGCTTGATTGATCTGACCCTGCGCATGTTCTGCGAACCTGTGCTTGAGTTGGACAAGTCGGTGCTACTGGATCATGTGCAAGCAGTAGGCGCGAAAAAAGAAGCACTGCTTGGCGCTGTGACCATGATAGACAAAGATCAGCTTATGTCTAACCATAAGTTTGCTGCAACGCTCAAGATGTTTGGGGTAACACCGCCGACCAAGAAGAGCCCAACTACAGGCAAGGAGACGTATGCGTTCTCCAAAACTGACGAGGGGCTAAAAGCATTGCTGGAGCACGAAGATGATCGAGTGCAGGCCATAGTTGCAGCGAGGCTAGGCGTCAAGTCAACGCTAGAGGAGACGAGGACGCAGCGGTTCATTGACATTGCCAAACGGGGGAGCTTACCCATACCACTGCGCTACTACGCAGCGCACACGGGTCGTTGGGGTGGTGACGACAAAGTGAACATGCAGAACCTGCCGAGGGGCTCACAACTGAAGTACGCCATCATCCCACCAGCAGGCTACGTGCTGTGTGACTCAGACTCTTCGCAGATCGAAGCGCGAACCTTGGCGTGGCTAGCCGAGCAGGACGATTTGGTCGATGCCTTTGATCGTGGGCAGGATGTGTACAAGATCATGGCTTCAGCCATCTACAGCAAGCCCGAGAGCGATATCACGAAGGACGAGCGGTTCGTCGGCAAGACCACCATTCTTGGTAGTGGCTACGGCATGGGGGCTAAGAAGTTTCAGGCGCAGCTGAAGAACTTCATGGTGGATATTGACAAGGACGAGGCTCAGCGCGTCGTTGACACGTATCGAGATACGTATAAGAAGATACCGGAGCTGTGGAAGAAAGCGCAAGACGCCATCGACTGGATGCTTGCTAATCAGTCAGGCAAGTTTGGCCGAGGCGGTCTGATCGAGGTGGAAGGCAAGAAGGGTATACGCCTACCCAACGGGCTGTATCTTAAGTACCCCAACCTGCGCAAACAGCAGGACGAAGACGGTGACTACGGCTATGTCTACGACACGAAAAAGGGTAAGAGCGTAACCACTACGCGCATCTATGGCGGCAAGCTCATAGAGAACATCTGCCAAGCCCTAGCCCGTATCATCATCGGGGAGCAGATGCTGATGATCGCCAAGAAGTACCGTGTAGTGATGACGGTGCATGATGCGATTGCTTGCATCATCCCAAAGGACGAAGCCGAGCGCGGCAAAGAGTACGTTGAGCTGTGCATGCGGCTCAGACCCGCTTGGGCATCTGAGCTACCCCTTAACTGTGAAGCTGGATATGGAGAAAGCTATGGAGCCTGCTGAGTTGATTGATTACGCCCATCCTTGCATGATGGCAGAGAACGCTTTGAAAGAGGCGCACATCCACATGCTGAACCGAGAGTATGACGAAGCC